AAATGGAAGGCATTCCTGATGTTGAGTGCGAAATTGATTGCGGGATTGCGCTGGACACCCTGCGCCTCGTTATGGAGCGCATCCGTGACAGCCATGTCATGCGGCAAACAGCGGAGTATTCCGAAAATTACACAAGCAAAAGGGATTACTGGAAATGAAAAACATCCTTCCCGAAAATCAAATCGCCGAAAAAGCCGTGGTCGGAGCGGCGATCACCGATGGGCGCACGGCGGATAGCGTGCTGGAGGCGCTGTCGCCCGAGCAGTTTGTGTTGCCAGCGCACCAGACGATCATGGGTATCGTCGCCACCATGCGGCAGGCTGCCCGGCCGGTGGACCTTATCCTGGTCACGACCGAGTTGGAGAAGGTAGGCCAGCTTGAGGAGGTGGGCGGCTATGCCTATGTCACTGATCTGGTGCAGGAACTCTCCATCACCATGAACTGGCGGCACTACGCTGCCGAGGTGCTGGATGTCTGGAAACGCCGAGCCATGCGCCAAGCGGCCCTCGCCATGGCCGAGGCGGCAAACGACTTTGCACTCACCACAGAGGATGCCCAAGAGCGTTGTGAGCAGGCGCTGTATGCCCTCCGAGAGCACTCGACAAGGGAAAACCCTGTCTCGCACTGCAAAAACGCCGTGCTGGCCGCCGTGGAGCATATCGAGAAGGTGTATCACACCCGAGGCGAGACCGTGGGGCTGGAGACCGGCATCCATGATCTGGACCGCTCGACTGGCGGGTTCCTCGGCGGACAGATGATCGTCATCGCCGCTCGCCCTGCCTGCGGCAAGTCGGCGCTTGGCATGCAGATAGCCCTCCACGCGGCCATGCAGAATGCCGTGCCGACGCTGGTCTTTTCGGTGGAAATGCCCAGCTCCGAGCTGATGATTCGAGCCATCTGCTCCGAGGCAGGCTTGGACCTCCAGCGCACACGCGACGGGTTTTTTGACGGCCGCGCCATGGGGAATGTCTCGGGCGCAGCCACCCGACTGGTGCAGAGCAAGCTCTACCTCGACGACACGCCCGGCCTCACCGTGGCGCAATTCCGCAGCCGGGCGCGGCGGGCCAAGTCGCAGCACGGCCTCGGCCTCATCGTGGTCGATTACCTGCAATTCATGCACGGATCCTCCAAGCGGGCAGGCGAGAGCCGGGCGCTGGAAGTCAGCGAGATTTCCAAGGCGCTCAAGACCACGGCCAAGGAGCTGAACATCCCCATCATCGCCCTGGCGCAGCTCAACCGCGACGCCGACGAAGGCTCCAAGCCAAAGCTCTCGAACCTCCGCGAATCCGGCAGCATCGAGCAAGACGCCGACACCGTGCTCCTCATCCACCGCCTGGACAAAAACAAGAAAAAATCCGACGCCGACGATGAGCCGATGGATCACAACACCTTGCTCATCCTTGCAAAACAAAGAAACGGCCCGACGCCGGAAATTAAAATGAACTTCATCGGCCAGCACACGCTTTTCAAAAATGTGACCGAGAAGGCTTACAGCAACAACCAGAACGAAAGACAGAAATAAAAAAATAACACCATGACCATTAGCCATAAATCCACACGCAGCATCACGGAATATCATTTCCAACTTACCTCAGACACGGCCACCCCAAAGTGTCCGGACATTTTGGGTAAAGTGATCATTACCTTCGAGAACGGCAAATTTTCTCGGTGCGATTTCCCGTTTAAGGGCACCTATAACCGCGAGCAATGGTCGATGCTGGCGGAGATCGAGAGCGAGATTCATCGCATCGAGCTAAGTCTTTTGCGATGAGCGAATCGGTAAGCCGTGAGTGCCAGTCGGTGAGAGTCACGCGAGGAGGCCGCAGTCTGAACGGAATTTGCGCGGATGGCTCAAAACTAACGACCTCCCTCTGAATGGTCTCCACAAACCACGGACTCAGAGCCGGGGCGCGACGGATACGCGCATTCACCCTTTAACCCCATACAACACCCATAAATATGTCAATAGTATCCGATTCAGCGATAGCCTGCCCCGCCTGTCACCGCGAGTGGCAGGATCACCCCGGCGTGGCGCATTGTTGCAAACTCTCGGTCGAGCTGGCCGCCAACCTCCGCGCCGTCCTCACCTATGTGAAACCACCGGAATACACCCGAGACATCGGCGCTCAGGAAGTTTTCTTCGACCTCATGGAAAATGCCCGCCGGCTGATCGTAAAGGCGCGAACTTTTGAAAGCGAGCTATGACCACAGAGGACACAGAGAACACAGAGAGGGAGAACGATTTGCAATGCGAACTTGCGGCGTGGGAGCTTTTGCGTGAGGCAACGCATAAATACGACAACCTCGCCACCGAGCATATGCTGACAATGAATAAACTCGCCGAAGAACGCGACGAGGCGGTAGCAGCGCGGAAAGCATCTGCTGCCGATTGGCTTTTGCAAGTAGAAAATGCTGACAGGCGCGTGTCTGAGGCTAAGAAAATGGCGGCGAGAGCTGTGCAGGATGCCGCTGCGCTGGCGGACAAATTGTCTGGATTGGAACTCCGTTCGACTGAGGAGCTGGCGAGGCTGGAGCAAGAACGCAATGAGGAGCGGGCTGTTGCCGACGAGTTGGCCAGCGTTGCTGCGCGTTGCCTTGGATGGCATGACCACGAATGTCCTGACGCGGCCATAAAAATCGCCGCCGCATTGAAGCGCTGGAAGAAAATGAGGAGGGAGCTATGACGCCAAACGAAATGCTTGCCATGATCGCGCAGCTCCGGCGACAGCGCAATGAGGCTTTGGCTCAAGTCAAAGAGTTAATTTATATTTCAGAACGCGCTATTGCGTTGGCTGAAATAGATTTTGAGAACGACAAATTCGGCGTTGTATCTGAACTCCGGGATGATTTGGCAAAAATAAAGAAATCCAAATGAACTCCCTGCGCGACTACATCGCTTTCCGCCGGATCGACGCCACCCATGCGCTGAACCTCCTGCAAGATGCCGGGGTTATCTCCGACCTGTGCGTCACGGTCGATGATGTCGGCGATGCTGGCAAGGCCGTCGCCTGGTTGAGCCTGCATGAAAACGAACTGAAGCCTGCCCGCCCATGATCGAACAAACTCACAACCCCGTCGTTCCCCCCATCGCCGTGCTTGGGCGGACCCGTGATGGCCGTATTGCCATCGAGCATTTGGGCCAAAAATTAGCCGCTACCGAGGAGCAGTTTCTGGCTCTGCTGCGCGAGCGGGAAGAGCAAATCGCCCGCATGGTCGAAGACCCTTGGCGGTATGGCTGGCTGAATCCAGCCTGGGAGCGGGCGGATGCGGCTTATGCGGAGCTGCGGGAGAGATTCCCGAAGGGCGTCACGGAGCTGCTTATCCTCGGCGGCAACCGCTCGGGCAAGTCGCGTTACTTTGCACGGAAGGCGATGCAGCATTTGGTGAACACGCCGGGCGCAAAAGTGTGGTGCCTGCAATCCACCGAAGCGGCATCCATCCAAAACCAACAGCCCTATTTGTGGGAGTATCTGCCGAAAGAATGGAAACCCTCCGCCAGCGGCAAGCTCAAGAAGGGCGCGGTGGCGAATATCACCTACTCTCAGAAGGGCGGTTTCACCGAAAACAGCTTCGTGCTGCCGAATGGCTCGCAGTGTTGGTTCAAGTTTTATTCGATGGATGTCACTAGTATAGAAGGCTCTGAGTTAAATTTTTGCTGGGCAGACGAGCTAGTGACCCCAGACTGGTTGGAAGCCCTTCGTTTTAGGCTACTTACGCGAGATGGTGAACTCGGCATCGGCTTCACGCCGGTGGAAGGCTACACGACCACCGTCAAAGAATACCTCGACGGCGCGAAGACGCTGGAGGAATGCGACGCCCCGCTCCTGCCGCGCTACCGCGATGGCAACTTGATCGGCTTGGAGACCGTCCCGCGCATCCAGCAATGCACCCGCGAGAAAGCCCGCGTCGTGTATTTCCACACTGCCGACAACCCCTACGGCAACCCCGAGGCCATGGAGACGGAGCTGCGCGGCAGCAACCGCGAGCGAATCTTGATGCGTGCCTACGGTGTGCCGACAAAGGCGAGGATGTCGATGTTTCCAAAATTCCGCGACACGGTTCATGTGGTGCCTGCCGACAAGGTGCCGGGCGATGGCACGGTCTTTCACTTTGTGGACCCCGGCGAGGGCAAGACATGGGCCATGCTTTGGATCCGCTACACGCCGGATGGCCGGTGCTGGATTTACCGCGAATGGCCGGACCAGATCGAATACATCGAGGGCGTCGGCTATCCTGGCGCGTGGGCCGAAGCGGATGGCAAGCTGCAAGACGGCCGCCCTGGGCCAGCACAAAAAGCCTGTGCCGGTTTTGGCTTCGAGGATTACAAGCGCATCATCGAAGCCGCCGAGAAGGCCGATGCCGCCGAGCCCGCCGAGCGTTGGATGGATAGCCGTTATGGCAACACGCCGACGATGACACAAGAAGGCGTGCGAACCCTCATCGAGCAATGCAGCGACCGCATCGGCCTCGACTTCCGCGCCACCAGCGGGCAAGCCATCGTGGAAGGCGTCACGCTCATCAACGATTGGCTTGCCTACAACGAAGACGCGCCGGTCGATGCCCTCAACTCGCCGCGCCTCTACATCTCTGAACGCTGTCAGAATCTCATCTATGCGCTGAAAACATGGACCGGTGCCGATGGCAAAAAGGGAGCGACAAAGGACTGGATCGACATTCTCCGCTACATCACGCTTTCCGGCGTAGGCTACGAAGATCCCGCCATGCTCAGAGCCAGACCAGGAGGCAGCTATTGACACCCGCCCCCTATAATCAAAAGAGCATGAAACTTCTCCGCCGCCGCGATGTCATGGCCCGCCTGGGCGTCACTGCAAAGCAAATCACCAAACTCATCGACTCGGGCATTCTGCGCCCAATCTGCAAACGCGGATGCCGCGCTTGGTATCGCGCCGCTGATTTAGAAAAACTCGCATGAACGAAAAACGAATCCGATTTGATGGCACCCTGAGCCGAAACAAAAAACAGGAAAAGCCAACGCAGCCTTCGCACAAAGGCTCCTGCACTATCGAGGGCGTGCCCTACTGGATTAGCGCGTATGTGAACGAGAGCCGCGACACCGGAGAAAAGTATTTCAAGCTCTACTTTGAGCCCAAGAAAGGCGAATGGGCCACGACCGCCGCAGAGCAAATCGACGTGCCGATCTCCGAGTCTCCTGACATTCCTTTTTGATGAGTGCCGAACACCTACAAGCCGCATGGTGTGTGCCACCCGAGGAACTCTGGTTCCGCAGCGTCATCGCAAAAATAACCGACGCCATCGAAGATGCCGCCGAGATCACCTGCATGCCGCAAACCGCACAGAACCCCGGCCTGCTTGCCCACAGCGCAGGCGGCTTGGAAGCCCTTCGCACCTTGCGCGAAGAGATCGAGCGCACCCGCGCCGAGGCATTCGAGTCGAAGAAATAATTTCCCCTCTCCGTGCCCTCTGTGTCCTCTGTGGTCAAATTTTTTTAGCCCCCGTTAGCCCCCATTTAGTCCCGTTAGCACCCGTTGCGCCCGCAGCCTCTTCCGCTCTGCAAATTTGGCGGGCAGATTCCGATTCAAAGCGAGTGCTGAACTACTCGCCGCCTGCGCGTGGAACCCGTGCGTGCTGGCAACCACCTTAGTTCTGACACCGCGACTTGGACGCAACGAAAAACCATGGAACAGACAGAAACAGCATTCAGCATCGGCGAAGTCATCGACGCGCTGGGAGTCAAGCTCCCGACCATTGATGAGACTCCGGCGGCCCCCGAGGCCGACCAGGAAGCAGTCGCGGATGAGACCCCTACTGACAACACCCCAGAAGATCAGCCCGAAGACGCCGATCCCGCCGAGTCCACCGAGGATTCGTCTGATCCGTCCGATTCGACTGAACAACCCGAAGACGCCACCGAGGAAGACGCCGACGAGGCCACCGAGGAAGACCCCGAGTCTGCCGAAGCCCCCGCCGTGAAGAAGCTCGCCAAGCGAGTGGACAAGCTCACCGCCCGCGCCAAAAGCGCCGAGGAGCAAGCCACCACGCTGCAAGCCGAACTCGCCGCCGCCAAGGATGCGCTCACCCGCGCCCAGCCTATCGTGGTGCAAGATGCCGCCGACCCATTGGCGGATGTCACCACGCCCGAAGCCCTCGAAAGCCGACTCGCCGCAGCCAATACCGTGCTCGACAATGTGCCCGATCTCATTGCAAAGGCCGACTACGAAGGCGGCGAAGTGGAAGTGCCTATGGGAGACGGCAGCACCCGCAAGTTCACGAAGCAAGAGCTTCAAGAACGCCTGCGAGTCGCCCGCCAGATTCTCAAGGCCGAGCCCGCCCGCCGGAACTACCTCGCCCAGCGCGAGAGTTTCCAGCACGAAGCCCGGCAGGTTTACCCCGAGTTGTTCCAAGAAGAATCCCAGGCCAGGCAAATGATGATGGCTACGCTCCAGGCGTATCCCGGCATCGCCAAGCTACCAAATCTGGAGCTGATCATCGGTGACGCCATTCGTGGACAAGCCCTCCGCTTCCAGCAAGCCGAGGCCATCCAAAAGAAAGCCGCCACAGCCAAGGCCAAGCCTGCCGCACCGGTAGCCGCCAAGCCAGCCGTAGCCCCAAAAGTTGTCAGTCCCTCAGCCGCACCCAAGACCAAATCCCAAGCCGACCCGCTCGAAGCGTTGAAGAAGTCTGGAAACCGTGACGCCGCCGAAAATTTCGTCGCATCACTTTTCAACTAACCAACCCCAAAACCTAATCCCCCCAAACTACTACTATGCCAGCAACCCCCATCACTACAGTCAAAGGCCAACGCGAGGATCTTTCCGACGCAATGGTCCTAATCGAACCCGGCGACACCCCCCTGTTTTCAATGTGCAAGAAAGCAAAAGAGCCTCAAAATGTTCTTTTTCAATGGCCCGCCGACCGCTACTCCGACCCGCAAACCGCAGGCGTCCTCGCTAACGATGATGTCACCAGCTTCGACGACGAGCACGCCAACCGCGTCCTCCTCAGCGGCCGTATCCAAAAGGTGCGCCGTTCGTTCCAAGTGGACGACCTCGTTGAGAATGTCGCTGACCTCGCAGGCGTTGGCCGCAAGCAGGCTTTCAACAAGTCCGCTGCCAAAGCCCTCGTTGAGCTGAAGATCGACATCGAGGCCATCATGGGTAGCGACAACGACAGCCAAGTGCAGTCCGGCGCAGCTCCCTACAAGACCCGTGGCGTTGGCTCATGGATCAGCTCGACAGCGCAATCCGACGCAGCCACAGCAGTGGATGCCGCCTTCCGCACCCCTGCCGCTTCGATCAACACGACTGCCACCACTTCTCTCACCGAGAACAATGTCATCGATGTGCTTCAGTCCATCTACGGCGTGCGCCGCGCTCGCCGGAACTACGACCTCGTTTGTGGCGTCGCCCTCAAGCGTGCGTTCACGAACTTCATCCGCACTCAGACTGGCTCGACAAATGTCATGTCCAGCGTCCGTGCCTTCAACAGCAATGTTGAGGACAAGAAGATCGTGAACACCATCGACATCTACGAAGGCGACTTCGGTATCCTGTCACTCCATGTGTCCACCTACCTCGCTCATGGCGCGGCAGCAGCCGTCTCGGCCGCTCGCGGATATGTGCTCGACATGGACCTCGTTTCCATCGGCTTCAACCGCAAACCTCGCATGGAAGAGCTTGAAGACCGTGGCGGTGGACGCCGTGGCTTCTGCGACGCCATTTTCGGCGTAGCGGTCTCGAACCCGCAGGTTCTCGGAAAATTCGCGGCTACCGCGTAATCCCGCCCCCCAGCCCTTGCCGGTGGCCCCTCGTCTCAGGACAGGCCACCGGCAACCGGGGCTCCCCTTTTCAATAATGGAAATACTC